TCTGCCCAAGCTGGAGTCTGTACATCTGATACATCTCCCCAACCGGGTGTCTGCGGGTTGCTGATATTTTGCCACGAAGGTGTCTGCGTGTCATCTATGATTTTCCAATACACTGCAATCACATCTCCCACTGATCCTGTTGCGTTTACACCTGACAGGGCAACCAACTGGTTAAGCCCAACTGCCTCAACATTGCCGGTTGCCGCACTGCCCGTTATCTCAATCACCGCCCCGCCGTGGGTAACAGTTCCAACCGCTCCAGCCGCAGCAACACCAAACAGGGCAATCTCTAGGTCTGCGCCTACGTTCCCAACAAAACCAAAGGCTACATCGCCATCCTCGCCCTCTGAGGTGCTGGGTGCCATTGTCCCAACTACACCAGAAGCTGACACGCCCGTGAGCGCAAGAGATGTAGCCCCCCTAGAAACTGTTCCCACCGCCCCCGATGCCTCAACACCCGTGAGTGCCACCGATCTTGATAAAGTGACAGACCCAACTGCGCCAGAGGCCAGATTGCCACTCAGGGCGGCATTTTTGCTGTGGGTAACAGTTCCAACTAATCCAGCCGCAGAAACACCTGTCAGGGCAACTGTGCGGGTAACCCCTACATTACCTACGAATCCGTATGCAACGTCACCATCTTCACCCTCGGATGTGGTGGGAGCCATTGTCCCAACTGCACCAGAGGCAGACACCCCGGTGAGGGCAAGAGATGTAGCCCCCCTAGAAACCGTGCCAACAGCCCCAGAAGCCGACACCCCAGTGAGAGCAACTGTTCTACCTGGGATTATTGTTCCAACTGCCCCAGATGCCACAACACCCGAAAGTGCAACTGTGCGGCTGGGCGTGACAGTTCCAACCGCACCTGTAGCCAATACCCCAGTAATGGGATACGCCTCACCTGGGTTTTCTTCCCCCAGCAATCCAGAGGCAGCCACACCAGTAAGGGCAATTGACGTAGCCCCCCGAGATACAGTGCCGACTGAACCTGTGGCCGATACGCCTGTGAGGGCAATCGACCTACTTAAGGCCGCTGTCCCCACTAAGCCTGCTGCTGATACACCCGTCAAGGCAAGTGATGTAGCGCCTCTGGAAACTGTACCGACAGCGCCAGAAGCTAATACCCCGGTGAGAGCTACTGTTCTGCTTGGAGCTACCGTCCCAACTGATCCTGTAGCCGATACCCCTGTTAGAGCAACGGAACGAGATGGCACTACTGTGCCTACGCTACCTGTTGCAACATTGCCATCTTCTGCTGGGCTGTTTGTCTCTGTAACAGACCCGACATTACCTGTAGCCGATACCCCGGTGAGGGCTATAGACCTTGCCCCAACAGTAACTGTACCTACCGCCCCGGTTGCCGCATTGCCATTCTCAGCAATACTTATACTGGGCGTGACTGAGCCGGGGGTTCCGGTTGCCGCATTCCCTGTGAGGATGGTTTGGCCGTTGCCCCAAGTGCCTAAGCCCCAAGCGCCATCACCCCACCCGGCCATGATCTACCCCTTTAGGTGGTAGCCAAGCGCAACAGAGCAGTCGAAGTCGTGTTGGAGGGCATCGTCAGAGTGAAGGTTCCAGCCGTGATCGTCTGCGAACCAAACGTGTGGACGCTGACCGCCTTGTTGCTCTGTGTTGAGTTATAGATCAACACTGCATCAAACGCCGTAGACAGAGTCACCGTGGTGTAGGTGATCGATGCCGAAGGCGTAACAAAACCCACACCTGCCGTAGCAGAACTGTTGGTTGACGTTGGCACAGTTGCAGTTGTTACCGCAACACCGCCTGCCGTATAACCTGTTCCAGACACTTCCCCGGTAGCGGTATATGCCGTGGTAGAAGCATTGACAGTGGCTGATGCCAAGTACAGTGACGCTTTAAATGTATCCCCAGTTGGAGCCGTCAAACTAGTGCGTGAAACAATAGTCGAAGCGCCAAATTGATGTTGGGCTGACATCAGTTCACCAAGGAACGATGTGCACATTGATTGGGTATTTGCCATGATATTTCCTTATGTAAAAGAAGAGGTTTCGCCACCCGCAAAGGTTGGCGGTTTTTTCAGGGTCACATGGGCTGAACGGTGAACCAGTTCACCTTCCAACCAATACTCAACCCATGAGGTTTGTTCGTTGTCATTGTCCACGGTTCCTTCCCGCTTCTCAAGCAAGGAATCATCCATGTCGCCTTTGGTGGTTGTGACTATCAATTTGAACTCCTTAGGTGATCCGAATCAAAGCGGTTTCTGGGTTGTTTGCAGGGAACTGAATCTTAAAGTCTTGGTTCAAGGTCACCTGATCCGTTCCAAAATTCATCACACCAATTGCCTTGTTGCTCTTGGTGTAGTTGTAGATCAACGCGCCCCGAACTGCAAAGGTGGTGTGCAGCCAGATCGGATCAGTAAATGTGGCATAGCCTGTGCCTGTTCCTGCGCTCACAATCGGGCCCAGGAGGACTTCTCCCCCTGCGGTATACCCACTGCTGGTCACTTCCCCCGCAGTGGTATACACGGTCGTATTCGGGTCCAGGACGGCTGAGGAATCGTACAGAGCTACCTTAATGACATCAGTGAGGAGGTCATGCTGCCCCAGAAGAATCTGTTGCTTAAAACTTGTGACAATTCCGGCTGTAAACATGGGTTACCTCACCGGCATTTTAACTTGGCCGTCAATGTAAGCATCACCACGTTGCTTAGCATCGCCCAAGTTCTTCAACAGCATCAACGCCTCTTTGTACTTGGCATCGTACAAGGCCATCATGTCTTGCTCGCCCTTCATGAACGTGTATGCCTCGACCAAGGAGCCATACAGCAGCACTGAGTCAAAGTTGTCGCCCAACCATGTCGTGCCCGAGGGGTTGTCCACCGTATTGGTGATCGAAGTCGGGTAGTAATAATAGTGCAGCTCAGCTTTGTAGCCCAGGTCTGGCGTGGGACCAAGGATCAACGATAGCTCGGTCTGGTTGGTAGACAAAGGGCCAAAGATGGCGTAGTACTTTGGCTTGGCCGTGTATTTGGGATTGGGGTACACCTGCCGAAGGAAGTTGACATCCTTGTTTTGCAGGTACAAATAGTCACCTTGGAATATCACGGTGCCCGACACTGTGCCGCTGTTTGCAACACTCAGTGTGATGGTTGTTCCGACAATTGTTGATACAACTGCTCCGGTGCCTATCCCCGTGCCATACACAGCCTGCCCAACCACAATGTTTGTGGCGGAAGACACAACAATGGTGAAGGCTGCCGACACCCCTGTGGCCGTTGGAGTGGCGTAGGTGTACAGGGCCAGAGAATACGTGGACAAATAATCTGTTGGGGCCGACAGATATGGATTGTCGGCAGTTACAGTGCCTGTAACATTGCTGCGCAAATTGGCAAGCTGCACCGTGTTGTAGATGCGCTCTTCCGCTTGCTGAATAAACGTGTCAAGTTGGGTGGTCGTAAACGTGTTTTCAGTGTAGTCCGAAATTGCGGTCTTGAGCTCGGTGTAGTTCATGTGATCACCACCTGTACTGGAGACAAGACGGCTGCTGCAACAAGCTGCTTGGAATACGGCATGGGCTGCATTCCAACGCTGGCAAAGGAGCTGTCTGCGGTTGCGCCCACATAGACGGTGACCGCCATGCGGGACTCTGGACGGGGCTGATACAGGGCTTGCGGCTCATTGATTGTTCTCTTGGGCTCCAACTGTGGGTGCTTGGGCTCGTAGCATTCTGGGCAAACCTTGAAACCACGCCAATCCTTGATGAGCGTGAGCAGCTTGTACCGCTGACCACATTGGTCACACAGTGCAATTGCGAATTTGCCTGATGCATATCCTGAGCCCATGCTCTACCTTGCAGTGTAGGAAGGAACAGCAAAATACCCTGAACGTTCCCGGTCTTCCGAAGCGGCCCTGAAGAACTCTTCCTCGTAGAGCTGTTTAAGCAGAGGAATGCGGTCAGGGGCTTTCTTGACTGAGAGGTGGTACGCTGCTCCTGCCACCAATGCAGGCAAGAATCGAAAAGGAACTTCGGCGGTGTTGGTGTACGCCCCGGCATCCTGAATCCGGCGAATGGCGTAGTACCTGAAGATGTACGTGGCTGTGTTATCCGGCGCAGGGTATAAAAACAGCGTTGTTGGAACAGTGCGTTGGATGTAGTATTGAGCAGGACGGGATTGGGTGTACTTGTTGGGCACGTGCAGGTACTCTGCGCGGCCGATGCGATCAATGGTGATATCTTGCTGTGTGCTGGTTCCCGCATTGGTGCGGATTACCGCTGACAAACCGTCCACAGTGTCTGCGGGGAGCGCATACTCAAACGTGCCAGCAACCAGCGACACCTGCCGCTGCTCGATCGTCCAAAGATTTAAGCCCCGGTTGGCCCACTCCGCAAACATCAAATTGATGGAGCGAAGTGCCGTCTTCATATCGTACCCGTCACGGCCCTCAAGGCCGCAACGCTCATACGCTTCGATGATTATGTCATCGAACTCCAGGTTGAAGTCGGATACACCTGAGGTGGACATGATTTCAATAGATCATGGCGGTGCGCGAGCGGGCTGCTCCCACACCACGGACATTGACTTTTTCACCCGGGATGGTCTTGGTAGGACGGCTCAGGGTATCGCCTTGCGACTGACCAGAGTTGTCGGCCATTCCACCTTTGGCAAAGCCTTTTTTGGCGATGCCTTCCCCGCGCATCGCCAACCCGCCTTTATCGTAGGACATACCGCCGCCCATCATCTTTTTGGCAACGCCGCCGTGTTTCATTTTGCCTTCGCCATCAGCGGCAAAAGCTGGCACTTTTTTACCGTCTTTCATTACCATAGCCATGCCGCTGTGTTTCATGGCTGAATCTTTCATCATCTTGCCGTCAGGCATCTTGTGCATGCCGTCTTTTTTCTTGGCCGTCATTGCCATCATCTTGGGGCTCATTTTTCCTGCCATATCACCACCTCTTTTAAAAGATTTGCCTTTATCGGCATTGCTGAAATCTTGCCCCACGGACTGTGGAACTCCTACTTTCTTGGCAAACGATGGATTGTGGGCCACCGCCTCCATAAACCTGTGCTGTTTCTTACTTGTTGACGGCATCTTTATGTGCCCACCGTTGTACGGTATCGGTTTCCCAGATGCGGATAACCATCCACACGATGGTCAACACGCCGCCAACAAGTGTCACCACAGGAGTCATCCATCCTAAGAAGCCACCAAGGCCCATCACTACGGCAGCGCCATCGGTCATTGTTTTTACATCGTGGTTCATGTCAGCATTTCCATGCCCGAAGGCTTTTGTTGATACGTGAATCCGGGTCCTTGGCTGTCTTGGGACTGGTCAGCTTTTTCTTCATGCCTTCCATCCTGGCGCAGAAAGA